CCCTCACTCCCCCCCCCCCCCGAGGGATACCCTCATACGAGTTCCCATTATAAAAGGCATTCTGTATATCCAGAGTGCCTTTTTATTGGAATTATTACCAAAAATTATGTTCGTATTGACGTGTGAACAAATGTTCTGTATAATGAATTTACTAGTTATAGCATGAAATGTCATATTTTACCCCTTTGTGTTGAATATATTTTCCAATAGGTGTATAATGATGGAAATATAAAACATTAAGGGGGATGTAAATGATTGACAATAATGTAATTATAGCTAATTTTAATGTAACCTATGGTAAAGAAGAAGCACCGTTACTTGAATATTTTGAAGATATTGTTTTACCTGCATTTCAGAGTGGAATAAAACGTGAGCGTAAGGATGATACTGATAAATATTATTTTCTTAATGTAAGGGTAATTGCTTCAGAAGAAGATTATGTCTTAACTGGTCAATTTGTAAAAGAGACCGAACTAGAAGTAAAATCATTGGTAGTAAACAATCAATTGGTTAGAGCGGATAATACATACCCAACGGCTCCTTACTCAGTATTCTATATCTTTTTAAGAAATCATAGAATGGTATTAATAAAAAATCAGAAGGGTAGCCCAAATATAAAATCATTTGGACTTACCGCAAGTAGAATATTAAATCAATTTGTACGGAACTTGAATAGAGATGCTGCTGGAACAAATAAACCTCCATTACCAATACCAGTTGTAAACGTTGTAGGCATACCAATGAGAGAGGATTTAGATGAACTATTTAAAAACGTGGTTAAGATTAATAGATTAGTATTAAGATTTTATCCATTAAATGGGGATTTGAATTTAACTCCTGTGACTGAGGCAATAACGAAGGATATTAGGGTTCCAGCTGGAGCAAATACAGGTAATATAACATTAAATTCATGTACAAATAAAGAAGGAGTAGTTGATATAATTGATGGATTGCAAGGTGTTATGGAGCCAAGCCTCAATGTAGACTTAGAACACGCGAAGGGGATTAATATTAGAAACAATGAACTGAGTGAAAAAACCACATGGAATTTAGATGAAGATGATATCAATAATCCAGAAGTGGTTTTACCTAAAGCAAAAGAAATAAAAAGCTTGGTAGTTGTTAGCGAAGACAATTTAAATATATTTTTGAAGTTCAAAGATATCATAAAAAAATATATTATATAAGGCAAGGCGGTGACTTTATATGGCAAGTAAATTGAATAGAGATAATATAGCAAGTAACTTATTTACCAAAAAGTCATCAAAACAAATACTAATACAAGGATTAAAAGAGATGGTTCCGACAAAAGGAACATATTTGGAATCATTTATAATTTTAGTGCTTGTAATAGCTATATCAAGCCTTATTGGCATTTCTAATAATACTGTCATATTACTTAAAGATGTAGTGGAAGTACTTAATAATGTCACATTGGCCGTATTTGGTATTATTTTTACTGGTTATGCAATTTTTCAAGCATTAATAGACACTGATATACTAAAAAGACTTTTTACAACAGATTTAAAAGGTAAACCTTTTTTTAGTATTAGTAACGATTATTTCATAATGTTAATGATAGTTAATGCATTGGCGATATTTATCAACATGACTTTACTGATTATATTAAAAATCATACCGGAATATTGGTGTGCGTTTGATAATCATATACTTAATAATGCCATTGCAATAACCTTAATATCATTCTATTTGTATTTCGAGTTCAAGAACATTTGGGAAATAAAAAGTTTTGTGTTTAATATATATCAGATGTTTAATATATCTGCAGGTGAAAAAATAATTAAAATAATTGATGAAGAAAAAAAAGAGTCCTAATAAGGGCTCTTTTCTATTGGATGAAATATATAACATCTACTAAAACATATCGTATACTATTTACCCTGAATGAGATATATAAGTAATATATAACATAATGCATAAAATATACTATAAAATTACATGGATATTAGTGCGAAATGCTTGAAAACCGATCTGTTTTGTGGTATCATAACGATGTACCAGTAAGAGCTGGTTATCATTTGATGCTGAAGGGAGGGCTATTATGTATATCATGCTAACAAGCATCGTAGCATTTATATGTATCACGATTATATCAATAAAATCGATTGATCGCGCAACATCTCGCAGATAAGAGGTATTGAAACGGACTATCAGAAACTAATGTAACAAACACTTGCCTTGACATTGCTGATAATGTGATGTAAAGGTAAAGTGCGTTGAATGAATAGAAATATATAACAGGCAGAAATGAGGACGTTAGAACGTTCTTTTTTTTATGCTATTTTTACTGGTAAATATATAAGTACTGTAAAACCATGATGTATATGGTTAATTAAATACAAGTAATATACAACAAACGATTGAGAGGTGAGCATTAATGTTAACAGATAAACAAAAGTTATTTGCTGATGAATACTTGATAGACCTTAATGCCACCAGAGCGTATAAGGCGGTGTATAAGAGTTGCAAGAAGGATGAAACAGCAAGAGTCAACGGAAGTAGATTGCTAACAAATGCTAACGTAGCTGAATATATAGAGTTGCGTATGAAGGATCGCTCTAAGAGGACTGAAATTACTCAGGATTGGGTACTAAATGAGCTATATGCTATCGCAAAATCCAAGGGCACTGATTACGCACAAATCGTCGAAGAGAAGATAATCCAGAACGGTCAATACATAATAGATCCCGATACTGGGCAAATGAGAACTCAGGAGGTAGTGAGGATAACTCCAACCGATAAGCTTCAGGAAGAGAAACAGAAGGCTATTGCAGGGATAAAAGAAGGCAAGTATGGGATAGAGATAAGTACCTGCGATAAGGTTCGTGCTCTGGAGCTACTGGGTAAGCACCTAGGCATGTTCAAGGATAAGGTTGAGGTATCTGGCCAATTAGAGACCGGTACTGAGAAACTGAATAGTATTCTTGATCAGATTAAGAAGCATCGAGGTGGTTAACCTTGGGAGAAGAGTTTATATTATCTGATAAATACCTGAATTTTATTGAATACAATACACCAGTGGAATTCTTGGAGGGCACTACAGCTGCAGGAAAGACAACGGTCGGTGTATTTAAGTTTATGCTGAAGATTGCTGAGAGTCCCAAGAAGCTGCACATACTTTCTGGATTGGATTTGGGTACCATTGAAAAGAATATTATCAATAAGGACCTCGGGATAGTTGATATCTTTGGTCCTCTGGTAGATTATTGTGGTAATGGCAGTAAGGATTATAAACTGCCTCACATCCTTTATCATACTGGCAATGGTGATAAGGTTATCCTGGTTCTTGGATATGATAATAAGACCAGGTGGAAGAAAGCTCTTGGCGGTCAGTATGGCTGCTTGTACATCGATGAGATCAATATAGCGGATATAGAGTATGTAAGAGAAGCGGCTATGCGTTGTGATTATCTCATGGCAACTCTCAATCCGGATGATCCAGGTCTCTCGGTTTATAAAGAATACATTAATTGCAGCCGGTCACTTCCCGAGTATAAGGATGATGCCCCTCGTGAGATCAATGATATGTTAACAGAAGAACCGAAGCCCGGTTGGGTACATTGGTTCTTTTCTTTTGATCACAATGCCGGATTGACCAAGGAGAAGAAAGATCAGATCATCCTAAATGTACCTAAGGGGACTAAGCTATATAAGAATAAAATCCAGGGGCTACGAGGAAGAGCAACGGGATTGATCTTCCCGAACTTCACCAGAGAGAAGAATGTTATCAGCAAAGAGCAGCTGCTTAAATGGATCCATGATCCAGTCAAGCCTCTGAGATTCGAATACTTTACCGCTGGTGTTGATACATCATATTCGCAGGAGAGCCCGGATACCTTTGCCTTCATCTTCGAAGGCATTACTAAGGACGGTAAGTGCATCGTTCTGGATGAAGAAGTATATAACAACAGAGACTTACAGATACCACTGGCTCCTTCCGATATTGTACCGAGACTGATGGACTTTCTTGAGCGCAATCGAAAGGAATGGGGCTTTGCCAGGGATGTATTTATAGATAATGCGGATCAGGCGACCATA